GTAATCGCCGAGGCCAAGATCGCACACGAGACTGGCCACTACCGCATGAACCAAACTGCCTGTGGCAACTACGGCGGCTGCCAGTTCCGCAAGATATGTATGCGTTCCCCCGAGCATAGGGACAGTGTCCTTCGCGGAGAGTTCAAGCGGCGGGAGCAACGGTGGGACCCCCTCGATCGTCGTTAACTTATAGGAGCTACGCCAATGACAAAACTTGACCACAAGAAACGGTGGGAAAAATACTCCATCCTCGGCTCGTTGAAGATGGCTACAAAAGCTATGTCCCGCATCACTAGCGACGAGTACTCCCCACACATTAGCGCCCGAGCCGCGCAGCTTAGAATTGAAATCGCCGCACTCGACCGCGACATTCGCCACCATCTAGGAGTTAAACTGAAATGAAAGCCTCTAAGCAAGCCGAGAATGAGTTCGTCAAACTCCTTTACATCGGCACCTCCGGCACAGGCAAAACCGGTTCACTCGCCCCGCTAATCGCGGACGGATACAACCTCCGCATCCTCGACATGGACAACGGGACCGATGCACTGAAGCAATATATTTCCCGCGACTCACCCGAGTTGCTCGACAACCTCGACTACATAACCCTCCGTGATAAAATGAAATCCGACCGCACGATGGGCGCGAAAGTCGCAGGCACACCTCGCGCCTACACAAACGCAATCGGCTNCCTCGACAAATGGGACGACGANAGCATCCCTGCAGAGTGGGGCGATAAAACAATCTTCGTACTTGACTCNCTCACGTTGTTCGGCCGCGCTGCTTTCCGCTGGGCTCAGGGTATGAACCCCACGGNCAAAGACCCTCGCCAATGGTACGGCGCAGCGCAGGCCTCCATCCAAGACGTGATCGACCTATTAACTGGCGGTGACTTTCACGCCCACGTTATAGTTATTTCGCACGTTGATCTTGTCGAGCTCGCCGATGGCACGATGAAAGGTTACGCCTCAAGTATCGGCAAAGCCCTCGGCCCGAAACTCCCTGCCACCTTTAACACCATGTTGCTTGCTGAGTCTCGCGGCTCCGGCGACAACGTGAAGCGGACGATCACCACTGTCCCCACCACCATGATAGATCTCAAAAACTCCAAGCCCTTCTCCCTCCCAAAATCACTCCCCCTCGGGTCCGGCATGAGTACAATCTTCAAGGAGCTACGCAAGAAATGATTACCTTAGTATATGACACAGAAACAACTGGCCTACCCCCTAAAGGCAGTACCTCCCTCGACGCCATGCCGTACATCGTGCAGCTTGCCGCCATCCTTTACAACGGGCGCAAACCAGTCGCCCACTTCTCAACCTACATCGAGCCAGCCCACAAGGGCAAGGGCCGCGAAACCCCTGACGAAAAATTCTTCATCGACGCGGGGCTGACTAAAGCCGACATGCTCCCTACACGTATGCCGCTCGAGCTTTCCCTGATGATGTTCAACCACTTCTTGAAGCTGGCCGACCGCACCGTTGCACACAACGCCCGCTTCGACAAGGGACGCCTCGAAGACAGCTACACCCGCCTATTCAACACCATCCCAGTGCCGTGGACCACAACCCCACACTACTGCACAATGCTTACCCTTGAGCCGATCTTAAAACTCCCCGCCAAGTGGGGAAAAGGCTACAAGTGGCCCAACCTTGACGAGGCATACCGTGCCTACGTTGACCCCAACGGCTTCAGCGGAGCCCACGACGCCATGATTGACGTTACCGCCTGCGCTGATGTCCTGTTCGCAATCGAGACTCAGGAAGTTGAGCTCGTTCGCGTTTAACTGTAGCACTTCCGCTACACCAACTTCTCTAGGAGAAATTACTATGAACTTCACTGATGCACTAGACCAAAAAGCTAACGACATCGAAGAGCCAAAGAACCTGCCGCAGGGCACATACATCTGGACGGTGAAAAAAGCCCCTGTTATTTCGCAGTCTAAGTCCGGCGAGTGGGACATCGTTGAGTTCCCAATCCAGACTGTCTCGGCCGAAGAAGATGTTGACGCAGATGAGGTCGAAGAGTTCGGTCCTGTCGCTGGCCAGATGTCCCGTATTTCGTTCATGTTCCCCACTGATCCCGACAAGAAAAACGACCACGACAAGTCAATGGATCGCATGAAGAAATTCCTCATCACTACGTTGCAAGCGGGCGACGAGGACTCCACTATGCGGGAGTTGCTGGCCCAGTCAGTCAACTGTCAGTTCTTCGCCATCGCCTCGCACCGCTTGGTTGACGAGAACACCTACATTGACGTCAAGAGCTACTCGCCGCTTGACTAAATTAAGGCGCTGAAAATTTGGTGGGGCGTTCGCGCCCTGCCTTCATCTCATTTAATGGAGCCAACGCCATGAGCAATTACGTAGAAAATCCTGAAAAGCTTAACCAACCTTCAGTAATTGAAGCTGCAGCCCGTCGAACCAACGAAGTGCGACAAACAGTTAAGGACGCTTCTTATACTGTTAGCGCAGTACTCGATCGTTTGTATGGGCCACAGGCCGAGAGCGACAATGGCCTGATGGGCTCGCACCCTGTCGTGCTGGAGTTCTTGGTAATTTATCCGATGAGCTAGACGCTCTTACCGAAGCGGCCGACGGTCTCTTTACTTTGGTGCGCCGCTTGGAGGAACTCTAATATGGAAGTTAAGTCTACCACCCAACTCCGCACCGAGTACCTCGCCCGCGCCAGTAAGATTATTTCCGGCCCTCGCGAAGAAGAGTACGGCTCGCCCACCAAAACTTCGGCGATTGCGCGGCACTGTGGACCACCTACCTGATCGGAAAGTATCGCGGCCAGTCCCTGGACGAAGTGCAATTCCACCTCACCCCCGAGGACGTGGCCCACCTCAACGTGCTGCAAAAGATCGCGCGCACTTACTCCGGTAACGCATCCCCCGACACCTACATCGACATCGCGGGCTACGGCGCCCTAGCTGGCGAATGTGCAGAAAAAGAAAAGGAACTCCGCTCGTGAGCAACATCCCAATCGAGTCAATCAACATCGACCGCGACAACCGCCAGCGTAGGGAACTTCCCGAAGGCCCGCTGCGCGCGTTGATGGACAGCATCAGCAAGGTCGGTTTAATCAACCCCGTAGTCCTCGACGAACACAACACCCTCGTCGCAGGTGAGCGCCGACTTTCCGCCTGCACTCGATTGGGATGGACCTCCATCCCCTACACTCGCAAGGAAGATTGCACACCGGAGCTCCTCTACCTAATCGAGCTCGAGGAAAACGTCCGCCGCTCCGACCTCACATGGCAGGAAGAGTGCAAGGCGATTTCAGAGTACCACCGTATGTGTGTAACGGATGACTCTAGCTGGACTGCCGCAAAGACCGCCGAGCAACTGACCATAACCCAAGCGGAATTATCTCAGCGCCGTGCGGTGCAAAAAGCCCTCGACGAAGGCAACCCACTGGTCGTAGCCGCTGACAAATATTCCGTGGCCCGAGGCATCGTGACCCGCTCTAACTCCCGCCGTGACGCGAGCGAGGGTGAGTTGATGGACACCATGTTGCAGCCTGATGGCGACCCTCTATCCGACCTTGAGTTTATCAACACCGAGGAACCCTACACCTACGAAGGTGAAGTGGACCTTCCCACGAAAGAGAAGAACCTCCCCTTCGTCCACTGTGAATTTGACGACTGGGCCACAGATTATTCCGGTAAGAAGTTCAACTTCATCCACTGTGATTTCCCCTACGGCATCAATGCAGGCAAGCACAATTCCGGCGCGGCAAAACACTTTGGCGGCTACGAAGATAGCGAGGATGTTTACTGGGATTTACTCTACACCCTGGGCCTCGCCATGCACAACGTCGTCGCAGACTCCGCGCACATGATGTTCTGGTTCAGCATGGATTACTACGCCCGCACCAAAGAGGTGCTTGAAGCTATGGGCTGGTCAGTCTCCCCCTTCCCCCTGCTGTGGCACAAGTCAGATAACTCCGGTATCCTCCCCGACCCCAAGCGAGGCCCCCGCCGGATTTACGAAACCGCTTTCCTTTGCTCGCGCGGCGATCGCTTTGTCGTCCAGTCTGTCGCCAACACAATCTCCCACCCGAACACTAAAGCCATCCACATGAGCGAGAAACCTCAGCCTATGCTCGCCCACTTCTTCCGCATGTTTGTCGATGAAAGCACCACCATGCTCGACCCGACTATGGGCAGCGGCAATGCAGTTCTTATTGCAGAAGCGATGGGCGCGAAACGCTTCCTCGGCCTCGAACGCGACGAGGAGTTTTACCACAACGCTTGCGAAGCGGCACTCCAAGAAACCGTTTGACATCCCCTAGCGAGTCTGTTAGTATGGCTCATAAACCTTGTTAACCAACCATACCGAGGTACTTCCTATGACAGACATTCTTGTAGTCGGCGAGTTCATGACCGGCACGGACGAGGACGCAGGTGGCCCGTTCGAGGGCAAGCTAAACTCCATGTCCAAATCCTTCCTCCGCCAAGCTGGGATCGAGCCACGCCACTGCGAGTTCACAAATGTGTTCAACAAAGTGTCACCCAACTCCCGCGCCTTCGGCTTCTTCGGCGGAAAAGCTGGGGGAGTACCACACCTCAAGCCACTAAAACCGGGCAAGTATCTCCTCCGCGAACACATGCCCGACCTTGAGTTGCTGTGGAAAAAAGTCCTGCACTTCAAACCGAACCTCGTCATAGCTTTGGGCGACGTAGCT